CGATGGACCCGCTGATGGCAGCCCGTGCGGCGGAGAGTGGGCTTCCCCCCGGCAGCGGAGCGGTACCGTCCGCCGGCGCTATGGAGGAGGGCCTGCTGACGCCTGAACAACGTGCGGCCAAAGCGGCTGCGGCGGCTGGTACTGTGTCGACAATTGGTGACGCAGCTTCATCGGCTCTTTCTAACGCTGCCGCCGCAGTTCGGTCGGGACTGGATCAACTCAAACCCGGGCCTCCTCCTTTCGTAAGTGGGATGGGGGGCAATATCGCGGGTGGAGGTGCCGGAGGCAGTTGGGATCCTGATTCCGCAGCAACGGCTGCGGCAATGCCCTTCGCTATCGCCGAGCCAACCACAGCGGGCCCTAGAACAAGGGATACCACCAGCGGACTTGACGCAACGGTGGCTGCGCCGGCTCTGTCCGCTTCACCGGGGCTTGATGCGATTGCCGCCCCAGCGATCACCCTCCCAGAAGCTAATCCTGCTGACGCCGAACCACTGCCGCTGTTGGGTGGTCTTGGGGCGATCGGCGCTCCGGCGATCACTCTCCCGGAAACGGGCAACCCTGCAGACGTTGGACCTTTACTTCCAGCGGCTGGGCTCAACACGCTCGGCGCTCCGGCTACTGCCCTTCCAGAAACGGGCAACCCCGCCGACATAGGGCCCTTGCTCCCGGGCGGGGGGGTCCACACCCCCCACGCC